GCGGCGCTCGTCCAGGACAAGCGCCTTGCTGATGGTCACGGCGTCGCCCTGTATATCGCTGTACTCCAGCGCACATATCTCCCCCCGTCGCATTGCGCCGACAGAGCCGAGCAGGATTGCGCAGCGCAGATACGGGTCGTCTGAGCTCTGGTAGAGTTCCATGATGTCGTCAAGGGACGGGCAGTAGAGCTCTACGCGCTTTCTAGCTGGCAGCGTGATGCGTGGTCGAAAGTCCGGCAGAAAGAGAGAGAGAGTTGCCGTGAGCAAGCCACAGGCATTTCTCACGGTTTTCGGAGACAGCCCCTGTGCTGAAAGCATAGAAATCCATTGCTGCATGTCGATGTTCTGTATGCTACGGAGATCTCGCGCGCCAAACGGTCCTCCAAAATACTGGCGAGCATATCCTCGGTAGTTCCGCACGGTGGATGGCGACAGGACGGCTGCCTTCAGGTCGATGTAGCGCGCCACGGCGTCACTGACCGTCAGCCGTTCTTTCAGCGTTTTTCGACTGCGCTTCCAGTCCTCTGCAAGTGCCTGTGCTTCAGCTCGCGTGGGGGCCGTGAAGGACTGGTAGTGCCGTTTCCCGGAATTATCGGTGTATTCGTAGATCTGGACGCGAACGCTACCTGACGGCAACACACCCTTCTTTTTTCTTGGCATGGTTCCCTCCTCTGAATTTCGCGGTTGCGGATTTTTTGGTTGCTACCCTTGTGTTTTTAGTGAATTCCTTTATTGTTGTGAGAGGGAGGATAAGATTGTGAACGCAAATGGACATGAACACCGGCACTCTCTTGTGGCGCTGAAGGACACTTTTGCAGCGGTCCCGTCCAAGTATCTGCTCTATTACGATGAGAAGTGGAAATGCTGGTTCTTTTTCAGCTACCGCACCGCCCAAAACGATGATTCCGGGCACGTACGGAAGGCACTTTCCGAGCAGCTGGGAGTTCCGGAAAAGCTGGTCAAAGTGAAGTGGATTGCAGATAGAGTGCAGACAAAGCGATCTCCGACCGGAGAGAAAACCTATGCACACAAGCTATACAGTGCAAAGTTGAGTAGCTTTCCGGAAATCGTGAAAGATACGGAATTCACTCTGAACGGAACGAGATACTGCTGGATGACGCTGCAAGAAATGGAAAAGAATCTGGAAATCCAAAAACAGAACTTAGATGTTGTTCACTTCGTAGAAGAATCTTTGTAAGAGCCCTTCGGGGCTCTTTTTTGTGTGGAAAATTATGCTGTGTTACGATGCGAGTAATGCAAGATTTTCAGGTTCAAGACGCTCGCTCCACTTGATATAGCTCGCATCATAGCTTTTAATTGCTCCCAGAATTGCCGGAGAGATGTTTTTGGAATCGTTTAGCAATAGGATGAACTTGCTGTCAGGCTTCCTGGTCTTCTTCGTGTCAATCCAATAGAAGAGGTTTAGATCTATTTTGTCTTTGGTGGGCTCATTCAAGACATTGCAAAGGCGTTCGGGGTATTTTCGGGAGCGGGGAAAAAGAAAATTATAAACCCTGCTATAGCCTGACGCTCCCGACATGGCGATGTTCTCTGAGGCAAAAATATCTTGCTGCTGGAAGAAGGTGTTGACATCATCAATGAAGAAACTTCCGGTTCTGCGCTGTGCGCTCAGATATAAATCTCCAATTTCAACCATGCCCTGCAAGAAGAGCTGTTTTGCCTGCGGAGCATTGGAAATGGCGGTTCTCGCAGTCAACTCATAATCTGGCTGCACGGTGATGCCATATGTGCGCGCAATCTGTGCAATTTGGGTCTTGCGATTTTTGGAGAGTGTAAGACCGGCCATGATGAGGGAGTTGATGGTATTTGCATCATCTGAAAAGACAATTTCATCCCCTTCTTGCTTTACATAGAGTTGTAGATAATCACCGGTTGAATCCAGAAGAGGCGTGGTGATCTCATAGTAATCGCCCATCTGTGAGAAGTGCATTTCGCTTCTAATCCAAGAAAGATAGTTGTCAATGAAAGCCTGAATATCCATAAGCCCCTCCTTTCTAAGAGAGTGACATCTGATCAAATAGTTGTGGTGGATCAATCACATGGAACTTTTCAAAGAAGGCCAGTGTGGTGTCCACGAAATCGTAGCCATCTATATCTGTGGCCGGAAATGCAAACTGCGTATCAAAGCCCTCACAATATTGGTGCCAATGCGATCCGGTAATAATATTTCCATCTGGATTGCGATGACGACCGTTTTTGTTGATTTCAAGGCGCAACAGTGTGATATCATTTTTAACGATCATACCATTGAAGGTGAACTTTTGCGCATTGATTGCTCCGCGATAGATATTGATGCGAAACAGATCCTGCTTTGTGTCGCCCTGAACTTGGAGCGTGGTAATTTTGCGAGACACAGGTAGAGTGAGAGAGTCTTCATAAGCTTTTTTGAGCATATTCAACAGACGAATTGCTTCTGCTTGTGATAAAAGTGTTTGCATGTGCATGACTTCCTTTTCGGTTCAATCTCCGTTTTCTACTCAGACCTCGATGCCGAGCCGCTCCTTCAGCGCCTCCTGAAGCACCTGTGAAAAATTAAAACCCTGCCCAAGGGCGGCAGCATTGAGCCATGCGGGAACGGTTACTGTGCGTGTCACAGCCTTGTTGATGCCCGCCAGGCGAACGGCCGGCATATAGACATCAATTAGCGCCGCGCGCTGGTTTGACGCAAGAGAAAGAGCCGAGAGCTTTGACGGCGCCGGAATAGCCTCTCCGTCCTCCTCAAGACCAAGCAGAGTGATGCCAAGTAACTCGCGGGCGGAGAGCAGCGCGTCGGCGTCGTCCTTGCCACAAGTGGCCACATCCAGATCCGGAAACTCTACGGCAATTTCCTGACCGTCCTCATAAGTAAAAACTGCGGGGAAAAAGTATCTGTCCTGTTTTCTCATTTGTTATCCTCCTTAAAAGAGCCAGAGCACCGCGGGAGCGGTGGGGCTACCGAAATCGTAGCCCCGACTGACGCTCGATGCTGTCCAAGGTCTTGCGGGGAAAATCTTTAATCGGGTCTTTCACTGTTACGCGTCCTTTTTTGGTTGGATGCTTGAACTGGTGATGACTCCCCACGGTTCCGACCTCGTACCAGCCGTCTTGCTTTAGCGCCTTGATAACCTCCCTTGATGAATAGCTTTTCATGTGCTCCTCCTTACAAGGATATAATAACACATATTATAATATGTGTCAATAAGAGCTTTATAATGTTCCCGCTATTTTTGTCGGGAACATCGGCTGGATCACCCTGCGTGTGCGGGGAAAATTGGGTGGGAAAATTGGGTGGGAAAATTGGGTGGGAATGGGTAGTATTCCCACCCAAAGGTCACCCCCGCGTATGCGGGAAAAAGCATCTATTACATCTCTCCACATTCCTCTTGGAGGGCTTTGAGCACCGCTATAGCAACGTGGATATCCTTATTTGGCGCCTTTGCGGCAAGGGAAATGAGCTTCCGAAATACGGGGTTTTCACGAGGTGTTTTGAGCGTGCTGTGGTCCTTGCCCAGAAGGCGATCCGTTGTCACTCCGAAAAAGTTTGATATGAGGACTACTGTGCCTAGATTAGGTTCTCTTCGTCCGGATTCATACATCCCCAGACAACTGCGCCCAATACCGAGTGCTGCGGCAAGATCACCTTGCGTATATCCATGTTCAATGCGTAGTTTTGTCAGCGTCGTTGCAAAGAGATTCCGCGTGGAATCTGAGATTTGGTCGTCGGGCTCCGGAGTTTCTTCAAAGCCTGCAAGCCAAGCCGCTGAAACCCCTAATTCCTGCGCCAAGGATAGCATCCGGTGTTTTTTGGGGGTGGAGTAGCCGCTCCGATACTGGCTTAGAGTCGCTTGCGAAATCCCAGTTCTTTTTGCAAGGGTACTCGGCTTGATTCCACTCATCGAAAGTGCCTGCTCAAAGCGCACCCGAAAAAGGTTTGCAGCTTCCGAGGTGACGCCGCTCCCTTGAGGTGAGTTGGCATCAGATTGGGATTCTGAGTTCCAACCAGTCAAAAAGGAGGGGGAGCAACCCAAAATATCAGCCATTCGAAACAATGTGGCCTGTTTTATATTCACAACCCGCCCGGACTCATATTTTGCAATAGCCGACTTTTGCAGTCCGAGCTTTGCTGCAAGTTCTTCCTGTGTTAAACCGAGGGCAGTTCGCCTTGTCCGGATACGCGTGCCCATCTCACATTGCTGCGAGTTGCTCATATTACATCACTCTGAAAAGCAATGGCGCGACCGAGGATGTGGACATGATCCAGCTTTTCGCCAGAGTAGATCATCGGAGGGTACTTGGGGTTCTCGGACAAGAGCTGCAGCACCTGCGAGGCCTCGTCGTAGTAGACACGTTTCAGCGTCGCTTCATCGTCGATTGCAACCGCATAGATTTGGCCGGCTTCGAGCGATGCATCCTTCTGGATAAAAACCACGTCCCCATCCATGATTCTCGCCCCCGTCATGCTGTCCCCGCGCGCTTTGAGGCAGAAATCCGCCCTTACATCGGTCCCTGCTGCAATATAGCTTTCGCGGTCTTCATTGCAGAAAATCGGTTCTCCACACGCAATTTCTCCGAGGAGCGGGATGCGCTTTTTTGAGATGGGGAAGATATTAGATAACTGCGGCATATCAGCTTCTCGCTGATCGTCAACCAATGCAGATTTTTCAACCCTGAAAAAGTCTGCAAGTTTCTGTACACGTCCCATGCGAGGTATCGATCTCCCTGTCGCCCATGTATTAACCACCTGTTGCGACTCTCCAATTGCCTCGGCAAGCTCCTTTTGGGTTTTGCCGCTCTCTTCGAGCAGGCGTCGAAGGTTTTTTGAGAAAATCCTTTTCTGCGCTTCGTCTGACATAACTCCTCCTCCTTCGAACTTCTACTACGTAGATAGTAACCCTAAAACAAAAGAAAATCAATCAAAATACAATTTTATTTGGATTTAGCTTGACATCAACTTAAAATTGATTTACACTTGGTACAACCAATAGGGGCGGTGTCGCCCTAAGAAAGGGGGTAGAATGAGAGCTATTACAATCTCGTTGGCGGCGGCGCGTGTAAACGCGTGTCTGACGCAACGCGATGTGGCTGAAAAAATGGGCGTGACTACAAATACAGTGGTAGCGTGGGAAAAAAACCGACGCGCACCCAGCATCACGCAGGCAAAGGCACTCGCGGAGCTTTATGATATGCCGTTCGACAGCATTATTTTTTTCAAACAGTGAACAATTTTAAGTTGATTAAAAGTGGATCGGAGGATGAGTGCAGAGAAGCGAAAGGGGGGAAGAAATGAAACAGAGAAAAGAAAATTCGCCCGAGATTCGCGGCTGGACGCGAATCATCGTCGAGACAGATGAAGAGAACCCCGTAACCGTAGCCACGATTACGGCGGATGAAACTGATGTGGCGGATGGATACAGGGTTCGGCTCAGACCGGTCTATGAACGGAAAGGAAGAGGGAGTAGCGATGGCAGAGAAACAGAGTAAATACCATGTCGCGCGGCTTGAACTGATTGGCTGTGAGCTGCTGCTTGATGGAAAGGCCCTCCCGGCTGTGGAGTCCTTCGAAATCAAGTCACTGGGCGCCGGCATGGCAGAGTTGACGGTCAAAATGTCAGTTGAGCTGACCGGCTGCATAGAGGAGGAGAAAGGATGATTAGAGTCACCATTCACATGCGGGACGGCCGTCAGTTTTCCGTTGACGATGTACAGAAGGTGTCGCAGTTAGTCCCGGGATGCGGAGGCAAGGACGAGGTCGAGACTGCGTGCGGAGAGGAGGTTCTTCGTTTTCAGTTCGTCCCGTGGAGAACAACCATTGTGGAAGGAAGAGCAAAAATCTGCTCGGTGGCTTCACTCGAAATCGAAGCTATTGAGGCAGAGCTCATCACTGAAAAAGACCAGTGATTTTTGAACTTACGACTGCGGCGAAACCTCGTGGATGAGGCTTGGAAGGAGAAAAATATGGATTTCAGGGGCGTTATGAAGTTGCTGATCGCTTCCCGGATCAATGAAATGAATCTCTTGCTGGAAGGCTATACAGAGGCGTTGCCGGATATAGGCTGCAAGGAAGCAATCGCCGACATTAAGAAGGCGCAAGATTCGCTGGAAGCGGCGGTAGATAAGTTTCGCATTCACAAGCTGCTTTCGGAGGACAAGGCATGAAAACACAATACAACGCCGTTAGAAGCTTTCGCTTAGAGATGGCGGGCTTAAAAGCGGCTCTCGGCTGGTCGAACAAGAACCTTGCCGACTGGCTCGGTTGCTGTGAGTCGACTGTCAGCGCGATGTACAGGGATCCGACAAAGGCGAGCGGGCTGTATGTCCTGATGGTGCATCAGAGGTACCGCGAGGAGCAGGCGAAAATGTTAATGGCTTAGACAGGGGGAAACATGGGGGTAAAACAGACGACATCATCGAGACTGCTGGAGGCCGCAGCGCTGATTACCGATGCGACGCGACGGCTTGAGGGGATTGAGTTTGAGAGTCACGGCTGTCAGGAGTACTGGGAGAACCGGTTGGCAATCAGAGACCTTGAAGATGCGAGCAATCGCGTCAAGAACATGATGGAGTGCGGTGAGCGGAAGAAAGAGGGGTCTTGATGGTTTCCGAAGAGGAGGTTCTTAGGTACATCGATTCGGCGCGGGTGGAGATACAGGATGTCACGGCAAATATGCTGAACGCTGACGATGGACTGAGAGCGGTGAAAGAACTGATACGGACCGGCGGCGGTGCGGGGGTTGCCCATACATGTGCCGCCGGATATATCGAGAGGGCGCAGGACGCCTGCACAAACATGAGCCTGACGGCAGATAAACTGCTCCGTTGGCTCGCGGCGTGCGACAAGCGGGAGGACGGCGAGGAATGACGCTGTACAAATACTACACGATGGGGCGCCCGCCGGGGCTCGGGGCTATTCCGAGCAAGGGGCTCAGGTTTGCGAAGTCCTACGGTGAGAGACGGGATGACTGCATGGGTGGCATGGTGAGAGCGTGGGGGTGGGCGCTGTATGAAAGACCACTTAGTATGGATGAACTTGTGAGCTACGAGCTCGCATACGGAGGAGAGGTAGAGAGATGAGCAAGATTGAAGTCGTGAGAACGGATGATGAGCACCTCAAGGCGTGCATGAGGGCTGTCAATGAGAGCGGCCGGTCGCACCTGCTGCGTGAACTGGGAGATTTGCAGGAGGAGCTGGCAGTAAATGAGCGTCGGCGGTCGTGGTTAGGGCGACACATGACGGCACAGAGAGAACTTCTCTCGAGAGAGCGGCGCGAGCGCCTTGTCTGGATGTGCATCGCTATCATCGGCTGGGCAATCGTGGCCGGGATTTTCGTCGGGACATTTCTGTAAGGCAAAAAGTAGGAGGAGGAAAAATGACGAAAACAGAGCTCATTGCGGGGCTGATTGATAAGAGCGCAAAGCTGCTTGAGGAGAATGTGAGACTCAGGGTGGAGCTGGATACGATTCACGCTGCCTGCTATGCAGCACAGGAGCGCATCGCGCGGGCGGGCGGTGATCCGTATCATTACTGCACCGTGGATGTCGATGAAATTCATCGCATTACCGGGTGGGCAAATGATCCGTTGCAGAAGGATATGCTGGATTCGCTGCGGCGGGATGCCTCGAAGAACGAGGAGGTGCTCTATGGGGACGCTGTATGAGCTGAAAAGCGAGTACATCCAGTTGCTGGAAATGGCCGGAGATCCTGACATAAGCCCTGAGGCGCTTCGAGATACGATGGACGCCATCAATGGCGAGCTGGAGGACAAAGCAGACGGCTATGCAAAGGTGATTCGCGAGCTGGAGGCGGAAGAGGCTGGCCTTGATGCAGAGATAAAACGCCTGCAAGCGCGGAAGAGCGCTGTGAGCGGCAACAAGGGGCGCATCAAGGATGCTCTCGAGAGCACCATGCGGGAGACCGGAAAATTGAAATTCAAGACGACTCTCTTCTCGTTCGGAATCCAGAAAAACCCGCCGAGTGTGGCTATTCTGAGCGAGAACATCCCGCTGGATTATCTGGTTGTTCCGGATCCGCAGCCGGATAAGAAACGCATCCTGGCAGAGCTGAAAGCCGGAGCAACATTCGACTGGGCGGAGCTGAGGCAAACGGAGGCGCTCCGCATCCGATAAGGAGAAAAATCATGGCAGAAAAACTAAAAATCAGAGCCTTACGAGCAGAGGAGATTGACTGCCGCGTTTCTACAATCAAAGACAGTGGGTTATCGTTGGTGCTCTACAAGGACGCGAGGGTTGATCAGACCATTCTCGATGAAATGTTCGGTGTTTTTGGCTGGCAACGGTCCCACCAGCTGATTGGTGACCGTCTCTACTGCACGGTGGCAGTCAGAGACCCGGAAACCGGAGAGTGGATCAGCAAACAGGATGTCGGCACAGAGTCGAACACCGATAGGGAGAAGGGACAGGCGAGCGATGCGTTCAAGCGAGCGTGTTTTAACCTTGGAATCGGAAGGGAACTCTATACCGCCCCTTTTATCTGGGTTGAGGCCGGCAATTTCAGTATTACCACGAAAAACGGAAAACAGACTACCTACGACAAATTTGCCGTGACCGCGGTAGAGGTTGCGGACGGAAAAATCACCGCTCTTGAGGTAAAAAACCAAAAGACCGGCAGAGTTGTTTTTTCGATGGGGTTTGGCAGAAGGGCAGCATCACCGCCGACCGCCAAGACAGAGCCCACACGGGCGTCCGCTCCGCCCACAAATCCGACACCACCGCCCACACCGCCCGCCGACGCGCCGCTCGATGCAAAGCGCGCACTGGAGATGCTCGGTGTGGTGAAGCGCCACAAAATCCCGCAGGAGGAGCTGCTGAAACTTTACGGCATCAAAGCCTCCAGCGAGCTCAAGGTTTCCCACTATGAGGATTTCAGGAAGCGCGGGCAGGCATGGATTGCTGAAACAGAGAAGAAATACGCATGAAAACGCAGGGGAGATTGACGGGAATCCAAGTTCCGTTCCGGAGCGAAAAGGCGGTGATTTCCTTCGAGGTCACCGCCGATCCGGCGGATGTGGAGCGGTACAAAGATAAAGAGCTCGATATTACCATCGTGCAGCACAGTAAAAAGCGCGGACTGGCGGCCAATGCGATGCTCTGGGCGTGCCTCGGAGAGATTGCTGCGGCGGCAAGGACAGACAATTGGTCGGCATATCTTTACATGCTTGAGCGGTACGGAAAATACTCGACAGTCCTAATCAAGGCCGAGGCACTTCCCGATCTACGGCGCGTGTGGAGGGAAACGAGGGTTGTCGGTGAGCGAGAGGACGGCATGGTAGAGGTCCTATGCTTCTATGGTTCGAGCACATACACGACGGAGGAGTTTTCAAGGCTTCTCGATGGCGTTGTGAGCGATATGAAGGAGCTCGGCCTGACTCCGCCCCCGTCGCGAGAGATGCAGGCAGCACTGGAGGAGTTGAGGCGCCAAGAAGAGGCACAGAGGAAGCGGTAGGGTGATAGGCGTGAGAGAGCAGATGTTTGTAATCGAGGGCAGGCTTGATGGCATGAATACCATCATCGACACGAACCGCTACCACAAAATGGCCGGAGCTAAAGAGAAGAAGCAGCAGCAACGCATATGCGCCGAGGCGATACGCGCTTGTGGTGTGCAACCGGTAAAAGCCTATCCGGTTTGCATCAAAATCAACTGGATTGAGCCAAATGCCCGCCGAGATCCGGACAACATCGCGACTGGGAAGAAGTTCATCTTTGACGCGCTGCAGGAGACCGGGGTTTTGAGAAATGACAGTATGAAGGAGATTAGCGGAATTACCGAAGCCTTTGGCGTGGATAATGCTAATCCAAGAATCGTAGTCATCATTGAGGAGGAGAACTGATGGAAGACGGGAAAATCTTCTTTCCGAGTCTTTTTAAGGCGCTGAAAGGAGTTGACGATGCAACATTTCGCGAGGCCGTCTGTGCTGTCACTGACTACGCCTTTTATGGCACCGAACCATCTAACCTGTCTTTGCTTTCCAACGCTGTATTTACACTTATGCGCCCAACGATTGATAACAACAATTCCAGGCGCGAGGCTGGAAAGCGCGGAGCAGAGAGCCGCTGGGCAAAGCAGAACGAGAAAGCCGATGCGAAGTTGGAAGTGGAAGAGGTTGCAGACTGTGAGGAGATGGCAAAAAATGGCAAAACAGAAGAGCCATCGCTTGCCATGATAGCAGAGAATGGCAAAACAGAAGTGCCATCACTTGCCATGATGGCAAAAAATGGCAAAACAGAAGAGCCATCGCTTGCCATTGCAAAAGCCGATGGCACAGATACAGAGACAGATACAGAGACAGATACAGATACAGAGACAGAGACAGGGGCAGAGACAGGGACAGAAAAGAGCGTAGCGCGCGATGCGCACACACCCGCGCACGAGACCGCTGCCGCACCCTCTCGCAGCAAGGAGCCTAAGGAGCCTAAACACAAACACGGCGAATACGGTCATGTCCGCCTTACGGACGCTGAGTTCGTGCGCCTAAAAACTAAACACGGGGAGGCAGAGACAGAAGCGGCTATACGTGTCGTGGATGAGTATGTCGAGACTTCGGGCAGGCCGCCGTATAAAAACTATGCGTTGGCACTCGAAAAGTGGGGCTATCAGGCTGCCAGAGAACAGCGTGCGAGGGAACTCAGAGACGCAGACGGGAGAAGTGCGCCTGTTTGCCGGGACGCACATTCAAGACAGGGACCCGGTAGCTCCTCTACCGCAACTGCCAGAGCATCGTCCAGCGGGTTCACGGATTACCTGCTTCGTGTGGCAAATGGCGAGGAGGTGGGCGCATGACAGGGCAGCAGGCAGCTGAATTTTTACTTGCGTTGCAGGCGGCATATCCGGGCTACTATGCGCGCTTTGGTGAGAAAGAGGCAAAGGGGCTCACAAAGGCTTGGAGTGGCATTCTTGCGGATTACAGCTACGAGGAGAGCATCGCAGGGCTCCAGATGTTTCTTGCGGCTGACATCAAAGGCTTTCCGCCATCTCCGGGTCAGGTGATTGATTGCATCCAACGGGCGCGCCGATCGGCAACTGAGGACTACACGAATACGGAGTGCGCGGACTTAATCCGGCGAGCACTGAGCAATGCAGTCTATCACGCCGAGGAGGAGTTTGAGCGCCTACCGGAGATATGCAAGAGAGCAGTCGGTACTCCGCACAATTTGGTTGAGTGGTCACAGCTGGACACACGAGAGGTGGAGACTGTGGTCATGAGCCAGATTATCCGGGCGCTGGAGGCAGTGCGGATCAGGATGCGCGAGGATGCCAAAATCCCCGAGAGTGTAAAAAGGGCGCTGGGTCTTGGCGCGGGGCGAGATCCGCTCTACAAGCTCGAGCAAGTGGAGCGTGAGCAGAGACAACTCAAGGCCAAAGAGCAGCCAAGCCTTCCCGCTCCGGAGACTGGGGATGAGATTGCGGAGGCGGTGCGGAAAATCATGTCCGGAGAGGCAAGCCTCGCAGACACAATGCAAGACATCGTGAAGGGCAACCGCCTAAAGCCGGGGGGCTCTGTATGAGCGCGAAGAGCATTATTCCGGGGGATTCAGCAGAGAAGTGTTTCCTGTGCGGGAGGAGCGGACCGCTCCACGTGCATCACTGCCTACATGGGCGGAATCGCGCTGCTGCGGACAGAATGGGGCTTACGGTTCACCTCTGCGTACGCTGCCACACGCGCCTTCACGACAAGGGCGAGTATGACAGGGAGCTGCAAGCGCTTGCGCAGGAGGTTTACGAGAAAGAGCACGGGCGCGCTGAATGGATGGAGCGCGTCGGGAAAAATTACAGGGGGTAAAGCATGAACCAGGTTGTTTTGATGGGCAGACTCACGAGAGATCCGGAGGTCAGGTATACGAGCGGCGAAAAGGCAATGGCGGTCGCGCGGTATACGCTGGCGGTCGATAGACGCGGGAAGGGAGAGCGAAACGCGGATTTTATTCCGTGCGTCGCGTTTGACAAAGCCGCGGAGTTCGCTGAGAAGTATTTCCGCCAGGGGATGCGTGTGCTGGTATCCGGACACATTCAGACAGGCAGCTACACGAACCGCGAAGGGCAGAAGGTTTATACCACCGATGTGATTCTGACAAGCCAAGAGTTTGCGGACAGCAAGGGTGCGACTGCCGGTGGTCAGGGTAATGCCGGCGGTGGAGCGGCTGGGAATGCCCCACGGGACGATGAGCCATTCATGAATATTCCGGACGGCGCGGATGCGGAGGGGTTGCCGTGGAACTGACGCGGGATTCAGAGGCGCGGAGAGCGGTGGCTCAGATTATCGACCGCTTCACGGACATGCTGGATGTTGGAGAGTACCGGCTGGTGGAGCTCAAAATCAGGGACACAGCGACAGGGCGAGAGTACGGGTGGAAGGAGCGGCGTAATGAGACACATCGCGATTGACGCATTCGCGGGAGGTGGCGGAGCATCGGAGGGGCTTAGAATGGCTGGGGTTGATGTGAGCATCGCAATCAATCACGACCCTGAGGCAATCAGGATGCACGCGGCAAACCACCCCGATGCGCTGCACTTAACCGAGGATGTGTTCAAGGTGAATCTCTCGGAGTACCTTCGCCCCGATGATGTGGTTGACGTGATGTGGGCAAGTCCGGATTGCACGAGCCACAGCAAAGCCAAGGGCGGACAGCCGAGAGAACAGGGGCTCAGGGTGCTGCCGTGGGCGGTATACCGGCTCTGTAAGCAAATCGGAGACACCACGGGAGGCCTTCCTAAGGTCCTCTTCATGGAGAATGTCGAGGAGATTCAGGATTGGGGGCCGCTCGATAAAAACGGACACAGGATACCGGAGCGGCGTGGCGAGGACTACAGGAAATTCGTTTCGGCGATGCAGAAACTCGGATTCAGCTTTGAGTGCCAAACGTTGGTAGCGGCCGACTATGGAGCGCCCACGACTCGCAGGCGCTGGTACGCGGTGTTCCGGAGCGACGGGAAGCCGATAAAGTTCCCCACGGCTACCTACAGCAAGGTTGGAAGTTTTGGGATGAAGAAGTGGAGACCGGTGGCGGACTGTATAGATTTCACGGATCTCGGAGAGTCGATTTTCCGGAGGAAAAAGCCGCTGGCGGAAGCGACGCTTAAGCGGATAGCCAATGGCATCAGAAAATACATCGTTGAGAATCCGAACCCGTTTATTCTGCCGGACGGCAAGGCTTTTCCGTTTCTTGTCCAGTATCACAGCGAGACCAAAGAGGGAGACGCGAGAGGGCAGGTGCTCACGGAGCCTCTCAAAACAATTGATACGTCAAATAGATATGGCCTCGCAACAGTCGTTGTGGAGCGCGAGCAGACGGCAAGCGCTGGAGAGTGCGATGCGGCGACAAAGGAGGCTGTGGCGGCATTTTTGGTCAAATACTATGGCACCGGCTGCGGTCAGGTGATGGATGAGCCGCTCGGCACGATCACAACCAAAGACCGTTTTGGAATGGTGAGCTGTGTGCTGAAGAAGGGACTTGAGGCCTATGGTATCTGTGACATCCGCTTCAGAATGCTGAAGCCCGAGGAACTCAAAAGGGCGCAGGGATTTCCGGATACATACATCATTGACAGAGATGCCGACGGGAATCGGTATCCCAAATCTGAACAGGTTGCAAAAATTGGAAACAGTGTGGTTCCGCTGATGGCGGAGGCAATCGCAAGAGCAAATCTTGAGAGTGGGGAGCTGACTGCATGAAGAAGATTGAGTTTCTCGATGAGGTAAAAGACATTGTGACCGAGCGGGAGGGGCAGCACGGAAAGCCCGCGAAAACACACGGGGTAATTGCGGAGCTGTGGAGCATCTACCTGAGCGAGAAAACCGGAATTCCGGTGAAAATCGATGCGGCCGATGTGGCGATGATGCAAATACAGGCGAAGGTTGGGCGGTTCATAAGCGGACAGAGCGATCACATGGATACGGTACTCGACATTGCAGGGTATGCAGCCTGCGCCGGAGAGATTGTGAGCGAGAGGCAGTGAGATGGATGAGGGGAGCAGGCGGGGAAAAGACCTCGCAAAGCCGCGGGAGCGGAGCGGGCCGGCTGTATCTGGTTTCGGAATGATTACCGGCCTCGAGGGATGCTATGTGAGACTTGCGGTGGAGGTTGTGCGCGTGGCGGTGGAGGATTACATGGATTTGTTGCGACTTCACATGAACCGCGCGCGATACAGCCGCTGGTACTACACCAAGCACCGGCGAGAGTTGGACAGAGCAAAGACCTTTCTGCAAAGCAATCGGTGCAAGAGGTTTTGCAATATAGATGGAGAGTATCTCATGCGCTTGGCAGAGAGGAGGGTTGCGAGTGAGTCTGAAGGAGGAGCTTCAGCAGTATCTCGGCATTATGTGCGAAGTTAGGGATGCGAAGCAAAGGGCAGCGGAGCTTGGGCGACGAATCCGAGAGGCGGAAGCAACTCAGGTCACTGACAGCGTCTACGGCACGCGAGAGGACGGCACAAACGGACACATCCGCATTACCGGAGTCCCGCTTCCGGAAATCGACAAACTCACCGATTTGCGGAAAAAGCGCGAGATGCGCTTCAAGGTCCTTGCCTTTGAGCAGGAGCAGCGAGCGGCGTACCTCGAGGCGAGGATTGAAGAAATTCCGGATCCGACAATCCGTGTGATTCTCAGACAGAGATATATTGATGGCATGACCTGGGATACGGTGAGTAGACATAATGGACACGCAGGGACGGACTGGGCGAGAGTGAGAGCGGCAAGGTTTTTTGCGGCAACGGAAGGAGGAGAACAAGAGATGAGGAGGGAAGAGCAATGACGATAAACGAGTATCAGGAGAAAGCATTGCGCACAGCGAGCGGGTACCGGAGCGATAGCCTGTTGCTTAATGGAGTCATGGGGCTCTGCGGAGAGTCGGGGGAGTGCATCGACATCGTGAAAAAGGCGATGTTCCAGGGGCACACGCTGGACAGAGAGCATCTTGCGGAGGAGCTGGGGGATGTGGCGTGGTATCTCGCGGTTACGGCGGAAGGGCTCGGGTATGATCTGGAAAGCATCATGCAGCGGAACATTGACAAGCTCGCGAAGCGCTACCCCGACGGATTCGAGACTGAGCGGAGCACGCACAGAGAGGAGTGACAAGATGTGGTGGCAGTACTTTCTGGTGAGCCATATCGAAAGGTAATTCCTCAAAAAAGCTTGTATGTACGCTTTGTACTGATAGTATTTAAAAGTGAAAAGGTGGCAACGCGGGAAGAGCCGCAGTGCAGCCCTCGGGTCACCTTCTTTGCCACTACCGGAGTGGGAGGCGGGTTCAATTCCCGCCGGTGGCTTTCCCTGCGAAAGCGGGGCATGTAACCTCCCTCTAACGGAAAGGGAGCGGTTCGCCATGGCCGCTCCTTTTTCTGTGCTTTAAAGCGGAGAACTACCCAGTTGACACTATTTTAAGGGTGTGGGATACTAGAGACAGCAAAGACTAGCATACGAAGGAAT